CCCACACTAACACGATCTGTAGATTGCTTGTCAAGAGGTAACGTAGCGTCAACTTAGTTTTGTGCGATTACGCCAAGCAAGGGGACCGAAGCCAGAGGCAAGTCTTACCAGAAGTTTGTCGAGCAGCAATGTAGCCAAGTCCATTTGAGTGTGTGGCATTAAGCTTGGTGACCAGCCTGACTAATTCTGGTAAACTTGCACTCTGTCTCCCTTGAAGTTCGGCTCTTTTCCAGTTGCATAGCGACATCTTAGCAATCTTGCTATCAATCACCTCATCGCCCAGAACCTATCTAGCCAAGGTGCAACCTGTTTTGATTCTGAAATCTGATTCCCACTCGCTATAGCTAAAGCTGGCGCAGCCGCGTCCCGTGCCATACTTATGCGTATTTATTTTGTCACCTTTCTAAAAGTATAAGCATACTAAAAGGCGCCCTTGTCTTTAACTAGCTCTTTGCTTCGAAGCGCTGATCTGTTTGTCACGTCTTTGCGTCTCCAGTGTGCTGGCTTCGGCCCACCTCGCACGTCTTTGTTCATTGCATGGGCCAAATACCATTCGCAACAGCAATGGCGGTTTTCACACACTCTCAGTGTTCCGTCTGCTATTCCTCATATTGTTATTGGCTGTTGAGCTTGGCTTGTGTGAGTCGGGCAGACGGTGCGGCATGAACCTTCCGCAATTGCAATTGCGAATAGCAACCTGCCTTGCAGGATTTGGCTCCCTGCATGAAGTCGTCGTTGCGAGGGTGGTCCTCGCACATCACAATGGAGACTAAGACATGACAAAGCAGAACATCACTTCTTACAAAGACCTAGTTAAAGCCAAGGTCGCTATCATAAACTTTCACAAAGGTGACGAAAATGAATATCTTCGCATAAGCATTGCCCGTGACGCTTGCTACACCAGCTTCAACTCTATCGAATGGAAATCAGATCAAATGTCAGAGATCAAAAACGAGGTTGCAGCTTGGCGTAGAGAGAACCCTGACGCTGAGGTAATCGACATCAAGATTGCTAAGAAACTGTCACTCTACAACAAAATGGAAGAAGAGCTATTCGAACTTCAAGAGAGACACAGTGCCGACTGCGAAGTTTACACAGAGATTACTCAGGGCGAAGTATGGTCACGCAAGCCTAAGCGCACACACGTTTCAGATGGCCTTGGCGAGATCGCAGCTATCGACAAACTTCTAGCAAGCTAACCTCTGGGGGCTTCGGTCCCCTTTACTTTGCTCCATCAGCCAAGGAGAAGCGCATGAATCCCTATCGTATCATAGCAGACATCATCGGAATCCTAGCCATCATTGTGATTGTGCTAGGAATCATGCTGATGATTGCAGCCGCAATTTAAAAGCGAGAAAGTGTCCGGCCATATAATATATGACGTTACGTCATTATTGCTTTTTAAATAAAGTCACTGCTAAAGTGCAGTGCATAACAAAGGAGAACAGAAATGAAACTTAATTATATCGACATTGATGAGACACCAGTCTCAGTTACTTTTGTGGCTCATGAAATAAAAATGATCTGTGAATTTTTTAAACTGAATGAACAATGCATTAAAGACTTTCACAGTCCTTATGCATTAGAATCAATGGCTAATACCTTTCACGAAATCAATAAAGAAATAATCACTAAACAATAAGGAGAACACAAATGCTAGACTTTAGAAACTCATGGGACTTTCCCATCGAATCCCAGCCAATCTATGACCAGCTTGGACATGTCATTGAAGGGCATCAAAGCATTGTCCGTACTGATACAAATGAATCTCTTGGTGTTCACGGCTCAAGATACAAAGCCGTGTCACATCAAGACGTAGTGGACTCAGTAGTTGACGGTATCAAGACTGCCGATCTGTCCAAAGACTACGACCTTTACGTTGACGTAATTGAAAACGGACGTAAACTTCGAGGTGAAATTTTATTTAATGATCTGACTATCGAACCAGCAGTCGGAGACTATGTGAAGTTTCGCGTTTCATTTTTCAATAGCTACGATGGCAGTTGGTCCTTTCGTACAATTGCAGATGCTTTTAGATTGTGGTGTAAAAACGGCTGCACTACAGCAGATGCAGTAGCTTACAGTAATTACAAGCATACCACATCTATCAATGTAGAAGGATCAGCAGCCAAGGTAGTTGCTGGCTTTGAGCACTTCATGTCACGCAAGGAAGTGTGGCAGCATTGGATGCAAACTAAACTTGAGCAAGAGCAAGTAGAAAACTTCTTCAAGAAAACAGTTTGCAAATCTTTCACACGCCAAAGGGCTGTGACCAAGACCAATGAAAAGCAATTAGAAAACTTGCTTAAAATTTGGAGCGAAGAAAAAGCTGGCTTGGGTTCTAACAAGTGGGCTTTGTATAACTGCCTAACATACTGGGCAACACACACCAACGAGTTACGCTCGCCAGAGATTGCTCGTTACAACAGAGAGATTTCAATTGCCAATGCAATGAAGTCTACACAATGGGAGACTCTATCATGAGGCATGGAGAAGTATATAAAAAGAACAATTCTTGGTGGTTTAGTAAATGTACAGATGGCAGCACATTAGTGATGTCAACTAAACACAAAACAAAAGCCAAAGCATTATCCGAAGGCCAAGAAGAACTTAACAAAGGCTATATCGACAACCTTCATACATGGAAAGGCAATGGATCATATGAATCTTGTATGGCTATTTGCAAATCAAAGGAGAACAACCATGATGACACGCAAAGACTTTGAATGGATAGCGGATCGGTTTGGTCCGCTAGTCTTCTCGCCCATCACAATCGAAAAGATTGCTGATGATCTTCAAGAAACTAACCCACGGTTTAATCGTGATAAGTTTATTCAACGAGCCGTAGCAGCATGGGAAAAACACAATGACATCCTCGACGATGAAATCCCCTACTGACACTTGCCCTGTTTGCATTGGCGATGGGCAAATAGAATATGAAATCAACAAACCTCAAAGCTTTACCCGCGACATTGGTTACATAGATACCAAGTGGGATAAATGCTATGCGTGTGATGGAACAGGAGAAGTAGAGATTCCACGCTACCTATTGACGAGCACAGAATGAATGCTGCATAAGTGCAGTATGAAATCGTATCTGACTACACTAACTGATAAAGCAAATGAGTATGATGTTTCCTTGCTCAAGGCATTCAAGCAAGCAAGCATACCCACGTCCACATACTACCGCGCTCAGTCTAGTGGTCAGATACGATACGAAACTGCATTGAGGGTATTCAATGCCATTGAAAAGCTACACGTACTACAACAAGCCCGTGAGCATACCCAAAGACTACGAGCGTCTGGTAAAAATATTAATCGACGCACGGTTCGCGCAAAGTTTAAGCCAAGAGTCGTTAGCTCATAGGATAGGGTGTGCAACTTCGCTAATCCACAAGTGGGAAACTGGCAAGCGAATACCCTCTGGCTTTATGTTAATGTGCTGGCTTGATGCTTTGAACTGTGAAATCGAAATCAAAAGAATCCCACAGAATCGTCTGTCTTAAATGCCAAGTAAAAACCAAATGGTTTGTAGCTATCTTAAAACAAACAAATGATAGCTATGAAAAGCATTGGTATATTTGCAGGCGCTGCTATGAGGAAAACCAATGGCAAACCGTAATAAAAACAAAGGAACGTACCACGAGAAGTGGTTCGTCAAATGGCTTGAAGCCGCAGGTATCAAAGCCAAAAGGCAACCCCTCTCAGGCAGTCTGGGAGGCGAGTATAGCGGCGACATCAAGCTCGAACTCAACGGACACGAACTGGTAGGCGAAGTTAAATACCGTGACAAGTCTACCTTTCCTAGTCCCTTCAAAGTTTTAGAAGGCAGAGACATTGCCTTTTACAAAAGGCGGACAGGCGATCCGCAAACTCTAGTCATCGTATCAGGTGACACATTCCTCAAACTAATGGAGAACAAAAATGCTATCTCAGAATAAACAAATCCTGCATCATTTAAAATCAAACGGATCAATCACACCAATAGAAGCATTAAATGAATACGGATGCTTTAGATTAGCCGCAAGAATTAAAGACTTGCGCGATGAAGGTCATAATATTTCAACCAATATTGTTTATTACGATAATCAATACACAAAAAGTTTTGCTTGTTACACTTTAATCAACATGGCAGAGGCAAACAATGGTTAAGAAACTATCTAACATGGCTGATGCTGCTATCTGGGATGCACAAGTCAACAAGTCTTCTACGAATCCTGACTACAATCGCGCTATCAAAAAGGAAGGTTTCTTTCTGGACACGCACCAGATTGTAGCCAAGCGCATCAAGAACGGAGAACCTGTTGGCGAGTTCTGGTTGCGCGGCAAAGCCAAAGAAGCACTGCTGGATCAAACCGACTTAAAGCAAAGTGACTTCTCTAAATACAATGGCTGGCTTCAAATGTATGGCAACTATCCAGAAAATAATTCTTGATATAACTGCGTAAGTGCAGTACCTTACCGCTTATAATATAAGGAGAACATCATGAAACGAACAGGTTTCATTGGCGGTAGTGATTGCGTAAAGATCATGCAAGGTGATTGGCAAACACTATGGGAAGTAAAGACAGGGCGTAAAGAACCTGACGATTTATCAGACAACATTGCAGTACAGCTTGGTAGCTGGACTGAATCCTTCAACCTGTCTTGGTTTGAAAAGCAACACAACTGTGTTCTTTCTGGGCATCAATACGAATATGAACAGATCGTTGGCACAGTACCTTGCCGTGGCACAGTCGATGCAAGACTAAACAGTGATATTGTAGAAGCAAAACATACCAATGCGTTCAACAAAATGGATGACATTGTAGAATTATACATGCCGCAAATCCAACTCTATGCACATCTGGCAAAAGCAGATGGCACCCACCTCTCAGTAATCTTTGGCAACAGCAAATGGGAGTCAACCTTTGTCCACTACAATAAAGAGTATTTCAATTCTATGTGGGCGGTGGTGTCAGATTTCTGGAGTTACGTGCTACGCGATGAACAGCCGACTAATATTCAAGTCGACAAACTATCGACCGACTCGATTGCGCTGGACAACATGGTCAAGCGTGACGCCAGCCGCGACAACCAATTCATGGACGCAGCCGTTACATACCTCAACGAGTATGAACACAACCGCGTCTTCGAGAACGCCAAGAAAAGCCTCAAGCAAATGGTCGGCCCAGAAGAAAGGGAAGTGTACTGTGATCAGCTTGCAGTTCGCAGAGACAAACGAGGCGCACTTAGAATAGTCAAACGATAAGGAGAACAACAATGGACTATAAAATAAAAGGTAAAATAACAGAAGATGGTAGAATAGAATTTTCACAACATGATCTTTGGTGTACCTTTGAGAATCAAATAATTGATTTAATTAATAACAAAACAATTGAATACTTATCAAAGCGATCCATTAAGTGGCACATTCAAGATGGAATGGATACAGTTTTTGGAGAAATAGAAAAACTTGTTAAAGAAAACAATGGAGAAGATGCAGACCTGATTGAGGTAGGGTGCGAAGGCTTTGCGAACGCAATATATATTGTAGTTCAATTAGTCTTAGAGGAAGTCTTGCCTGAAATTCACCTAAAACCAGAATGGCAAACAAACAAACTTTGGTCAGAAATGGTCAAAGCAAAAAAGGAGAACACCAATGACACTACAAATATGGAATAAGCTGTCCTCTTCAGACCCCAAGTATCTGAAGAAGGTCAGCTTCGGAAGCCGCAGCTTCACCGCAATCGACCCACAATACCAAGTCATGAAGATGACAGAAGAGTTTGGCCCTGTTGGTGATGGTTGGGGTTGGCACAATCAAACAGAGATAGTGTCTCTGGTTAACGGAGACAGCGCTGTGCTAGCGCATGTAACTGTTTGGCACACTAACCAAGGAAATATGTTTGGCCCCTTCACAGGCTGCCGTAAGTTCTTTGACAACGCCAAGGGTCGATTGGCAGAGGATGCTCCGAAGATGGCTATTACCGATGGCTTGACTAAAGCACTGTCTCACATTGGCTGTGATGCTGATGTGTTTCTTGGTAAGATGGATGGCAACAAGTATGATGCCGACAGCAACAAGAGTAACAATGGCGCGTGGTAAAGACATTGCTTTAAAGTTAGGGCTTGCAGAAGTGCAAGTCCTGATTGCTGCTGTAATACACAGCTTTGAATCTGGCTCTGCAAAAAGCGATGAACAAAGAAAAACGCTTGCCAATGCAGGTCAGAAGCTAAGAAGCGTAGAAAAAAAACTATTAGAAAGGAATAACTCATGGCTGAGTATGACGACACAAACAAAGGAGCGGCCTTCACGCCGTTCCCAACGCAGCAAATGATTCTTGCTGGCAAGATCAATGTGCAAGGCAAAGAATCCAAAACAGTCTTAGTTAAAGATGCAACAAAAGATGGGCGACCAATCATTGAAGTGTATCAACGACTGGCAATTATGTTTGAAAATGACAAAGCCAACAACGACAAAGCTCCAGATTACTCTGGACCAATAGATGAAAATCTAAAAGTCGCTGGCTGGCGCAGAAGCAAAGATGGCAAACCGTATATGTCACTGTCTGTTTCAGCAAAAGGTCAACCGCAAGCATCCAGTGGCTTGCCAAACGATGACATTCCATTCTAAACTATGAATGTTCTCTGGGAGGATACTGCCCTGTATGTTCGCCTCAAGTCATACGACTCCTCCCTGACTGGCGCAGCTTCGGCTGCGTCCTTTTTTTTGGAGACGCAAAATGAACGACGAGCAAATGCTTCAAGCAATGCTTGCTGATGCAAGGCAAGTAAATAAAAGATACAGAGAAAAGTGGGGTGGCAAACCAGACAGCAAATTCATAGAGCCAAAGCCAAAGGCGACAGCCGCGCCCACACAAGGCGAAGGCTGGCGCAACAGCAGTCTAAGCAAAGAAGAAATAGAAGACATTAAATACTTTCAAAGCAAAGGCTGGTGCGTAACATCAACCGCTATCTTCTTAGGTCTTAGCGATAGCACTGTAAGAAAGTATCGTGAGGATGCCAGTCGGGACCGGCACCCCCAAGAATCTTAATACCACCTGCACATCTAAGTGCAAGTTAAATCATTAGCTCGAAGTGCGGGGCGTCGATAAAAGGTCTCCGCCCCTGTCCGCGTCTAGTGTCAATGTAATCATTCATTGCAGATTCCATAGTGCCATCCCAATAAGCAATGTTTGGAACGGACCAAGCAGCACCCCACCGCACAGGCACATCAACAGCCCTTGCACCCTCTGCCATTGCATCGGCAATCTCGTCATACAAATTTAATTCCCAGCGACCACCATCAACATACGCCATAAGATCAACAGCCAATCCGTCAAGATGCTTTGACTTCATAGTCTGACTTGCACCTTTAGCAACCAATGCCTTCTGCTCTTCGATGGTTCTTAGCCCACAGATTACAGAGAAGTCCTGTTTAGAAGCAGAAATAGCATAGCGAACAACAGCCGCCATCCGTTCATCAACACCTTCCAGCTTTTGCTGGCTGCGCTTTCCTAGTTTATAACTCATTTCTTCCCTCCGAAAAATTTAGTTGCTGATCGAACACCAAAACTTGCAGCAACAATTATGCCTAGCGTGTACTGATACCAATCAGGCATGGATTCCAATGCTGCAAAACCATTCTGCACAG